ATTCATTGCTGTATGGTCGTTTACTAATCCACCATTTACCACTTAAATCGTTCTGTGCTAGTCTATATGAAACTGAACTTGGTATAGCATCACTACCTTGTTGTACTCCATCTATATAAAACCTAAATGTATTTCCATCTCTAACCCAAGCTAAATGTTTCCAAGCATTTAAACCTATTGTAGCACTTGTATTAAAATTAATATCATCATTTGTGTTAGAGGCATTTCTTTTATAAACATTCATTCTCATTTCTTGTTGGTTGTTCATATCAAAATTATAATTTCCGCTTGAATCTGAAGAATCTGAAGTAGATTGTCCACCAAATCCAAAAGTAGTATTTCCACTTGCTGATACTCCATTTAATAAATAAGTCCAACATTCAACAGTAAAATTACCTGCTAAAAAATCCCAACTAGAACTATCTGGAAATGATAAAGCACTACCATGAGAACCTGCACCTCCATTTCCATCACCAAAATAACAACTTGATGTACCAAACTTTTTAATGTTTGTTTTAGTTTTTGGAAATCCTGTGACGTGTTGGTCATATACGCTTGCTGTTCTTCCATGACTAGAGCTATCTGTAAAAGTTGTTCCATCATTAGAGCCATCAAAGTGTAATAATAATAAAGTATTACTATCGCTTGTAAATTGACCAGTACTATTTATTAATGTTGATACATATTCACTAGAATTTCTTGCACTTGTAGTGTGTGAAGCAATCCCAGAACTGTCTTGGAATACATCAACATACATTGAGTTAGTATTGTAAGCACCTTTGTTTTCGTTAGATGCTTGTCTAATAGCAAGTGTCGAAATATCATTAACAATTTTATTATCATCAAAAGATGTTGCGTGTTGTGATACATTAGATGATGCTATTCTTGCATCTGCAAAAGTACCAGAAGTAATTTTTGATGCAGCAAGACTTGGTATTCTAGCATCAGCTATTGTACCTGATAATTTACTTGCATCTATAGATGTAATTTCAGATGATTCAATTGAACCACTACTAATTAAATCTGCTAAATCTCTTGCTCTTGTCATTTAATATTTCCTTTTTAAAATTTTGTAGGCTAGATATTTCTACCTAGCCATTGTATTAATTTAACAATGCTGATATTTCAGCATCGGACAAACCTAATGCTTTAAGTTTATCTTTACCTTTATCTGCATCTGATTTATTAGCTTCAGCAGTTTCCATTTCTGTAATTTTTGCTTCAATAACAGATTTAGATATTGCTGTTGAACCATTAATCCAAACAATACTGTCAATATCTCCAACTATATGAGTATATTCTTTTGTATTATCTAATGCTTGAATGGCTTTTCCTATTTTATCATCAATCATATTTATTCTCCTATTATGCTAAAATTTCGGTTGCTGAAATGTAGATAGTTCTTGCAGGATTACTTGCTCCACCATACATATAGAAATGGTGTCCACCACCACTATTAACTTGAGCTCTTAATTTATAAGTTATAGCACTTGAAGTGTTCGCAGTATGTAATGCTGTTAAGTATAGTGTATTTGTTGCAGATCCATAAATACCACTTTTAGTTAAAACATTATTACTGTTATCAGTTAAAGCTATATCAAATCCATTACTTGAACCACCACCAGAACATAAAAAGTTAGCTTTTACCAAAACTTTACTTGATGTTGCTGTTGGTGTAATTGAGACTGTTGGAGCGTTTCCAACATCTACAAAAGAGCCAACACTTGTAACACTTGTAATACCACCTGAATATTCTACTTGGATATGCTGTCCAAATTTTGCACCACTTGCAACAGCTGCCCACTCTGGATCGTTAGCACCTTGTTTAAGATAATAACCAGCAGTACCTTTTGGTAATCTAGTTAAAGCACTTGCACCTTTAAAGACCAAGTCTCCTCTAGCACTTAATGTTGAAGTTAAGTCAGTTCCATTACTACCTGCTGAACTCATTATATTCCAGTAAGCTGTTGCGTCACCTACTGCTTGATTTGAATGGGCTTGAATACAAACATAACTATTTCCACCTGATGACACTACATCATCAACAGCGTAAGATGTCCCACCATTGTAAGCACCTGTCCAGTTAAATTTGATAGCACCCAGATTTATTGTTGCCATATTTGTTTCCTTATATTGTTGATATTAAATTGCCATTTGTATTAACGCTAAAGACAAACCCTGAAGCACTAAATAAAACATCAGTGAAGTTGGCATATTGACTTTCAGTAATGTTATCTTGACCTTTATTGGTCGTAATATATCTAACTGCATTAATTGCAGGTGTTGGTGTATTTGCTGTTCCTCCCATACCAGAATGACTACTACAATAGTAGTATAATGTTGGTGCACCTGTTGCAACAACAATTGTTACTTGTGTTGAACTATTGTGCGTTACCCCAGTCGTATATTCTGATCCACTTGCGTGTGTTCCATTTGAAGTAGTTGAAAATTTAAAAGGATGTCCAGAAGGATAATTAAATATGTAAGTATTACCTTCGTATAATTCTAAAGTATCTTGTTGAACACCATCTATAAAATATTTATTTGCACCACCAACTGATTGATATGTTACTGTTCTAACTAATGTAGATGGGTTATAATACTTTTCAAAACCATATACTTCAGCTGAACTTGCTGCTGCAAATTCTAATCCATTAGCTGCTGCATTTACAACTAAAGCTTGTCCTGCAGTACCAATAGAAGTTAAACCTGTACCACCTTTTGTTGTAGGTACTGTTGGTAATCTTGCTGAATTAATTGTTCCTGAAGTTATTGCAGTTGCTGCTATACTTGCAACACTAAATGTACCAAAACCAACAATATATAATATATCGCCAGTTGCAGCACCTGATGCTAAAACTACTGAAGTTCCATTAGATGCTGTGTAATCTGTTGGGTCTAAGTGTACACCATTAAGATAAACATCTATAAATCCTGAGTCATATGCAAGAGTATTACCATCTGCATCATTACCAGTAAAAGTTGTTTGGTTTGATGTTGCTACGTATTTAAACCTAGCAGATGTTCCATTTACTGAAGATCCAGCATTTTGCCATCCAGAACCTCCATATACTTTTAAAGTATCTGTACTCGTATCAAAATAAAGATCACCAGAATTTAGTGAACTTGTGGGAGCTGATGATGCAATTCTATATACTTCTGCAAAGTTATTAATAGAAGATAAATTATTTACAGCAGTTGTTACATTTGCTGAGTTTGAAGCTAATGTATCTAATCCACTTATTGATGCAAGTGTATTCATATCAGATACATTTTGAGATGTACCTAAAGTATTCATATCTGCTACAGCATCACTTGTTCCAAGTAATCCTATTTGAGTAGCTTTTGCAGCTACAGTTGTTACTTCTGTTGCTTTAGGAATAAGTCTAACAAAAGTATAAGTATGTAATGTAGAAGTTGTTTCTACTAAAATTCCAAAACCTGCTGTTAATGTAGCTCCATTACCACATCCATTTAATGTAACTGTTGAGTTTCCAACACTACCATTAGATATAGATATGACTCCTGAACCATTAGCTGTATGAGATGATCCTAACGCAGTAACACTTACAATAGTTCCTGCACTATTATTTACATCTGGGTTAGCATTAGGAAAACTTGTTTCATTTGCTACTGGAACAAATCCTCCAACATCATCTACTAAGTCTATAATTCTTGCATCAATTGCTGCAGTTGTTGCTACTCTAGTATCTCCAGCTGACCAAGTATCTCCTGATGCAATTGTTTCGCTTGAATCTTGTCTAAAATATCTAGCATCAGAACCAGCTGTAGTTAATAATGTAACTTCGTCTGGTGTATGTCCTGCGTGTTCAGCAGCTGTTATTAAAACTGCATCTGCTATTTTAGCAGCAGTTATTGCATCATCTGCAATTTTTGCAGTAGTAACATTAGCATCTGTAATTTTTATTGAAGTGATTGCATTTGTAGCTAAGTCATCAGAACCTACAGCTCCATTTACAATTTTAGCTGAAGTAATTGAATTATCTGCAGGTATTAAAACATTTGCTGGTATTGAGCTACCTGTAACTGATAATGCTGCTACATAAATAACAAGTGTTTCACTTGATAAATTTCCTGAATCCCAAGTAACATTAACTGTAGTATTTGAAGAAAATGATGAACTAGATATAGTTCCAAATATTGTTCCTGTTGAACTTCCAACTGCTTTTATTCTACGACTTGCTTCATAAATTGAAGTTACGTTTGCTCCATTAACTGTAAATGATGTGCCACTTACATATGCAAATGTATGAGCTCCATCTCCATCTCCATAAACTACCCATTGTGAGTCATTGTACCATTCTCTTATGTCAGCTGTAATAGCACGAAAAGCATTGTTGATGTTTGAAGGTAACATACCTTCAGCAATAGATACACCTCCTACCGATGTATTACTACCTGCTGTACTACTATAATCTTTTATTCCTGCCATTTATTGCTCCTAATTCATAAACCAACTGAATGCTTTATCGCTTTCAGTATTATTTTTGTTAATTAATTCGTTCACACTTTGTTCCAATTGTCTTTGGAAAAATTCTTGTGATTCAAAAGAATATCTTACGTTGTCTATATCTATTGTATCTGCCATTATCTATATCCTCCTTTAGATGCTACTAAATCTATGCCTTGTGCATGATTAAATGTTGTACCAGAAGGTATCTTAACATTTGCTCTTATGTATCTTCCTGATTGTCTAACAGGATTGATACCACTTTCTACCATTGTAGATGAACTAGATTCTATTTCTGTGTCTGCTAATCTTTCTCTAGTTTTAACAGTAACAGTTGATACTGCATCTACTATTGGTCTAACTCCTGTGAGATTAGTTCTAGCACCTGGAAATCCTTCAATTTCTGCTGTTTCTATTTCACATTCATTAGAGTTACCTGAAAAGATTGCAGCTTTAAAATCTTCATTTATTGCACCTAAAAACATTTGTCCACCAGACCAGAAGTCTGTATCTAGTGCAGCATTAATATCATCTAATGATTCTGATATAATGTCCATTAATTCTACTGTATATGCTCCTACAAATTGTGGAAATATTACACTTGTTTGTGCTTTTGCTAAAGACCATTTTTTAGTTGCATAATTGTAGATTATAATTTTATCACATATTCCACCAGATCCAGCACCATCTTTACTTGGATATGCCCACATAGCTAACTGATTAAATGGATCAGTAGCTGCTTTAACTCTATCTGTAAATGCTTTGTTTAAATCTAAATCAAAAAATCTGTTTACTTTTTCTACACCAATAGGTGCTACGCTATCACCATTAATTTGATAAAAGCCATCATCTGAATAGAAGAATACATCTCTATTATCTTGACATACTGTTTGTCCATATACAGCTCCTCTATTTGGTGAGATTACAGAAAGTCTAAATACTACTGCTCCACCAACATAGTCCATACGAATTATTTGATTCTGCCTGAACACATATCCTATTTCACCAGAAGTAATATGAACTATTTTACCACCAGATCCTGGTAAGTCTTGGAAGTCAGATTGTTTACCTGACCACGCACTTATGTCATTAATTCCAGACCAATGTATTCTGTTAGTAGCTGTACTAATATTACCACTTACTAAGAAATCTCTAACAACACCTGATACTCTAAACAAAGGTGTAGTACCTGCTGTTTGAATTGAATTAAGATTTGCAAAGTTTGTAGATGTTCCCATTAAATAAAACTGTGGTTGATCTACTCCATTACTTGCAATTACATAATTACCAAATTGTGTAAATGTAAAAAAATCTGTTTCTCCACCAGTAAGTCCTGATTTACGAGATGTAAATGTTCCTGATGCTAATTGAAATATGTCTGTTTTAGTTGCTACAAAGTTAAAAATGTTATTAGCATTATCTCTAAATGATCCTGCACCTTTAGCATTTTTAGTAATACTATTACTAGAATATGCTACTAATGATGGGAATCTTTTGTAAGATCCCAAAGCATGATAAACATTAGTTGCTACGTTAGCACCTTTCATACCATGTTCTGGTTGATCAGGTAGCCATTCACCAAAAGGTATTTGCATTATTTTCCTACTTTTTTAACAGCTTTTTTGTGTGCTTTAGTAAAACTTAAACCAGCTTTCATATCTTTAACCATCATATCCATG